AATCTTTATCATCTAAAAAATCAATAACCTCTCCTCTTTTTTTAGCTTCTTCATATACAGGCTCCCAGTCTTGTTCAGCCTCTTTAGACATATCAACAAAACTTCCGTCTTTATTTTGAAATACTGTAGGAAAAGAAAACCAATTGCCTTCACCATCGGTTTCTGTTTTCATTTTGTGCGTAGATACAGAGCCGTCTTCGTTTTCTAACACACCTTTTCTTTCTGGCGCATTAGGAAAGTCCATTAAAGGCTTTTCTATTAAAGGTACATCAATGCTTGTTGTTGATGAAGAATCCAAGGAGGAAGGATTTGTTTCCACATCTGTAGTGGATTCCGTAACGACCTCTTCTGAAGTGAAATCGGAATTGTCTTTTTTTTTTATTCCCAGATTAGTTCTCCAAGTTTCAAGGTCATTTTTAGTATATCCTTTTTGAGTAAGATATACATGAACATTGTCTTGAACTTCAGAGTTTCCTGAAAAGTTTGACTTCCAAGTTTCAAAATCACTTTCTGTTTTTTTGTCACTAGATAATGCGTTCCATATGTTTTTTAAAATCTCTTCGTCCATCTTTTTTTTTTAACCGAAATTTTTATCTAATTTTACTTCGCCTGACTTGTACTTTTTCATGTATTTGTCTAATGTATTTTTTACATTTGCACCATTCTCATCATCGTCTTCAAATTGATCGATTTCTTTTCCATTAGCATCCCTTATAGTCATTCTATCATTATCNANTGTATCATCTATTTCTACTGTTAGGAAGCCTTCAGGAAAACCATATAGTCTAGACATTTCAGCTATTGTTCTGTCAAAAGCAGCTTTAATTTTACCTGAACTAGTACCTGCATCTGCAAATAAATCACTTGTTGTTGTCGTTACTCCTTGATTATTTACCCCAAAAACTACATCATCTAAATTAGTATACTCTCTTGACCTAGAATTAAAGTCACCATCTGTTCCTTTAGCGACTTCTTCTTTAAGATTTGTCTTATTAATATATTTTTCAGCTTGTTTTTTAAGTTGAGATGCAATTTGTTTACCTACAGATTTACCCAAATCATCAATTACAATGTCGGCAAGCTTGTCTCCAGAGAAAGTATAAAAGTTTAATACCTGTTTATCCTTTTTCCCTTGCTCCTTTATGGTTTTTATTGTGTATTTTTCTACAACATCGCTTTCACTTACTAAAGACTGTAAACTTTCTGTATCACCTGTAGCAGCTTGGTCAATAAGTTTTACTGTGTACTGATAATCCTCATCATCTCCCTGTTTTTTAATTTGAGCAGCATTTGGGGCATACTGAGAATCCCTAACTCCTTTATCTGTATATTTTACATCTAAAGCTCCATAAATAGCGGTTCTAGATACGTTTCTTGCAGCTTCGATATCTTCATCAGTAGCTGCAGGAACCAATGTATTGTTAGAAGCCATTCTCATTTTTATGTACTTGTATTTTTGACCAGTAACCATTTTACCTGTTTTTATATCAAGGTAAGTATAATCTATCATATCCCTATCATTTATTCCATCGAACTCTAATTGTTTTTCTTGAATACTATTTATNATAATTGACCTCTCTGCCTCTGGACCATTATCAGCCAAAAGACTTGCTACTCGTTCAGTTGTTACAACAGCAGTATCAACTGCTGTTTCAAGCATTTGAAAAAATTGAGGATTATTTCTTTGGTCATCTACTATAACACCGCTCATATTTCCCACCCTTTTCAGTTCTTCATACTTACCACCTAAGCCACCAGACAATAGACCATTAACTTCTGTGTTAAGATTAAACCTAGCGGATATGGCGTTTTTATCTTTTCCATTAAACGCTAAAACACTCATGTCTTTCTCATCTTTGTAAGGTTGAGGTTTACCATTTTCGTCTAAATCTAAAACTCTTGTGTTGGTCATTGCGTCAATTTTAGTTTTTAAGAATGTAACCTTACCCATTCCATTCTCGCCAAATCCTATTTGTGTAAAATCAGGATTACCCATTCTATCATGAAAATCTTGAAGAGCAGCTTCAACACCACCTGCAGTAGGTTCTACATAAATTGGCAAACCGTCCTTGCCTATTTTTTTAGTAACACCATCTTCTTCCATTTCATAATAACCTGTGGCTCTTTTTATAGCTGCTGCTTTTGATTTTGAGTAATCGTTTATTTGCTGCGCAAGTATATCAAAAGATTGTTTTCCGTTTTCTTGAAATATTAAATTATCATCAGAGCTTATCAAACCTGATTGAACCAATCCCATGTTTCCGTATAATCGGTCTTTATATTCTGCTAATGCGTTTAATGCTAAATCCCTACTAGTTTTATCACTAGGGAGATTCTTCATTGTATCCATCTCAGCCTCTCTGTATTTAGTAGCTGTGTCTGTTTTAAGTTTTAAACGCTCAGAATCTATATTTTCTTTCCAGGTTTTTACACCAAGCTGTGCCTTATCGATACCCTCAAGTAGTGTTTTTTTAGTACCTACCCCTGTGTTTCCATTTTCTACTGAAAACTTTGCTGCCTCTAATGCATTACCCATATCTTATTTATTTTCTGGTTGGCTAAAATAATCTCCGTAACTACCTTGTCCTCCAAAAGCCATAACCATTTTTTGAAATTCAGTAATATTCCCTGGAACCTCTGGCTTGTTAGACTTAGAAATATACTCTTCAAACTGCTTTGCTTGCTCAGGAGTTAACCCACTTAAAAAATCAGGAGTAGTGTTTGGTGTTTCAAAATCAGATATAGTTTTTCCTGTAGTGGGCTTTAAAGGTGCGTCTAAATCTTTATTTAAAAACTCTTTAAATGTATCTGATGCTGGTAAATTACCACTATCTATTATACCTTTTAATGCTTTTTTATCATATCCACCTGATTGAATTTGTTTTAAGGCTGCTGCCCTATCCATTCCTGTTTTTTTAGATAACGCATCTGCAGCCTTACCCTGTGCAGTTGCTCCTCCTCCTAAACCTCCAAATGCAGAAACTCCTGCACTTAAAGCACTTACTCCTGCGTCTAAGTACGCACCTGTGGCTTGACCTGATAAGTCATCTGATTGTTGAGTTAATGCATCTGCTTTTACTCCTGCAGCCGATGCTCTATCATCCATAAAAGCTGCTATTTCTGAAGCAGATTTTTCACCTGCATCAGCTTCAGCCATTTCTCTTTTAAATTGTTGAGCAGCAAACTTATCAGCAACTTGTCCTGTAGTAGCGTCAGACATCTGCTTTACTTTCCCTGCTCCACCTATTAAGTTTCTTGGGTCTCCCTCTGCAAGTGTTTGCACTACTTGACCAGTAACTGCATTTGAGTTTTGAAGCATCTTGTCATAGACATCTGTTGTTGCTCTAACACCTTCGTAAAAATTTTGCTCTAACCTAGCTACAGATTCTTTTTCTAATCTATCTTGCTCTGTCCTAAGTCTACCAGCCATTCTTCCTGCTTCGCTAGCCCCATCAGCTGCTAACTTACCTTTTGCAACAGCGCCACCTATTGCTATTGTTGCCGCTGCTATTGTTGTAAATGCCGCCATATTATAATCGTTTTATCATTTCTTTGTTATAGCTATCTCCTTCAACATAGCCAGCTTCTTTATATGTTTTAATCAATGAGTCTGACTTAATTAAAGCATATGCATACTTACAATTAGACAACTCTAAAGTACGTGTTAAAATATCTATTAATTCTTTTAAGGCTTGTTTTCTTTTTATCTTGTCTTTATAGTCAAAATTAGATATAATCCAATCACACCAACCTACTGATGAATTAGTAATATATATGTATCCTGCACAAACAGGAACATCATTATCATAGACTATAAATCCACCTTGTCCATTATCTGGTAAAAAATCTTTAGGAGGTGCTTCCCATCTCCAATCTTTCCACCATTTTACTAGAATGGTATCGTAATCCGTTTTATTTAATTCTCTTACATTTAATTTCATTAAAGCAAAGATACAAAATCTAAGGAAAACTTTTAAAGACGTCAGAATCAACTGTAAAAAGCTCTACAGCTGTCGTACTATTATTTGTAAGTTTAAATTCCATAAAGTAACCTGTTGCTCCATAAGATTCCGCAACAGTATTTTTTGTTGTAAAAATATATGAATTTAAAGGAACACTAGTCAAAACAGGAAGAAGGTTAGAAGCGTCTATTTCTATTGTTTTTCTGTCAGCACTTATATCTGTTATTGGCCCAATCTCTTTAACAACAGCACCGTCTTTATAAAAAACTGTGTCGTTGTGGTTAATAATACTATTTATTGATATATTAAAAACTATAGTAATTGTACCAGGGGAAGTACCTGTGGTAGAAACAAAACCACCTATCCCTTGAGTTGATCTTTGTTTAAAGTCTTGAGTACCACCAATTCTTCTAATAAAAGCAAACCAAGCTCCTTCCTTCTCATCAAAGTAAGTTGAGTCCATAAAACCACTTCCTAAATCTGTAACTAAATCACAGTCCCAAGAAGCATCGCTCTCTAACTCAATGGTTTTAAATACTTTAACAGCTGTAGGTTCTTGATTAAAAACACCTGTTATTGTAGAGTCATAATCAACTCCATAATAGTTATTTCTTCTTTCATTAGTGTTGTGCCTATACAACTTACCATTGTTGAAAGAATATAAGTATTGATTCATTCCCAATATCATATCTGGGTTGTAACTGTAAAAAGAAGGCCATCCTTTTACTGATTCACTAAACGTTAAGGTGTAATCTATTGCTGCCATATTTTATTTTTTTTGTTCACAATTATCATTACGAGCATGGTTGGAATCCGCTAACTACTCCAGATGCAACTGAAATTACTATATTGTTGTTCATAAAGTAATTTCCATCTGCAACTCTAAACTCTCCGTTAACATCACTAAAAATAGGATTGTTAAATGCAGGGTAACCGCCTGTTTGAAATCTAAATCTTCCAAAATAAAAAGTTGCATTAGCTGAAGTACACCCTGTACCACTCCCAATTGATCTACCCTGAAAACTAGGTAAGGCCGCAGGACAAGACACCTCTAAATTATATTCAGTAGTAGGACAAGTTCCTATCACCTGAACCTTTACGTTAGAAGCTGTAACATTGGGTACAGGTACTATTAAAAGATTATATTGGTTTGCACCTCCCAAAACATCATCCCCTGTATTTGTAGTAATAGTTTGAGGACTAGGGCTTCCAGGAATCCATGACGCAGGGTTTTGGTTTAAACCATTGTAATAATTAAGGATATGGGTTTGCGGAGCGGCTGAACATGAAATTGGAGGATTGAAAAGTGTACCTAACACAGTAAATGAATCTGCTACACCACTTGTACTTTGTTTATTTCCATCTAATGGAGCTGATAATCTATTGTAATAGACACCATCATAAAGAACTCTTATCCCGTCAGGAATATCTTTAGGCTCAAAATAAATACTTATAGCTCCTGTTGAACTGCCTGTAGAATAATTTAATTCAAACAATCCACCATTACTTTGTGGTATTACAATTCCTGAACCACACGCTATTGCGTCTCCTTCACAAGACTCACAAGTTACTAAAGGGCCTAACAGACCGTTTAGTTGATATCGGTATTCACTATTGTATTGATAATACCCATCTGCAGATTTAATAGTTAAATCAGCATCATCGTATACGGCTGTAGCTGTAACAAATGTAGATGCGTTTATAAATTTATTTACTGTACTTGGCATAATTTATTTTATTTAAGAGCATTCACAACATGCCTCCGTTGGGCTTGCTGCATCATAACAAAACTGTAATGGTGTAGCTTCTCTTAAATCCCAAACTAAATACATATAAAGTGCCGAACTATTATATGTAAAACTAGCTTGATATTCAGGGAAACTACCTGTTATTGGAGTTGCTGTATTTAATAAAGGAATTAATGTATCTATGTCTGATTCATTATAATTCGTATTACTAGTTAAATACTTAAACTTATCTTTAGTCACATCAAACTCAAAAGTTTGACCTGCATTTTGTCTGTTTTTCATTGTAACAACTGAACCCAAAGCAGGTAAAGTTCCAAAAGAAGAATCTCCACTTTGTTCTGAAAATAAAGACACTCCATCTAATTCTAAAACAACTGAGTTTGTTCTATAAGGACTTAAGTCAGTTCCTAAAGACCATCTATATCTGCACGTTGTAGTTAGACTAACATCTCCTTCAAAGTTTATAACAATTTCTTTTACAGTTATTTCTGGTGCTACAGGACAATTTAAATTTACTTCAAATGTAACAGGGTCTGATACAGGAGTAAAAGTAACCGTTGCTTCTGTTGGATTATTAGCAGTTTTGTTAAAAGAAACATTTCCAGTTCCAATAACGTTTTGGTTAACAACACTTGAATCATTCCATTCTACATTAATATTTAATGCATTGTTAGTATCATAAACAAACAAAACATTTCCTATAATCGTAGTTAAATCTATTACAACAGTATAAGGTTCTGATAAGTCAGACATAATTAAATTATATCCACAATCTTTTCTAGATGGTGGTTGAGGTATTTTTACTAAATTAGAAGTTAAAATAAACTCATTCATGTATGGATCAAAACCACCTAATTTTTGAGTTTCAAAACTATCTCTGAACAAGTCTCTAAACCAAGACCTCATTCCTACTTCAGAAATTACCTTTAACATTCCACCTGTATCGCCTTTAACACCATTACCTTTTAATTGAAGAACAGAGCTTCTCTTTGCATCAGTAAAAAAAACATCTTGTCCGTAAGTTGAAAAACTTTCAGGGTTATTACTAATTCCGTACTCTTCTATTCTAGCCAATTGTGTTCCTAAAACTTCAGGGACTGAGGTAATAGCTCCACCTGCTGCAGCATCTGACAATAAATTTTTTCCTACAAGTAAAGAAGATATTTTATCTTCTTGTAAAATTAATATATCCGTTTGTCTTGAGTGCATTTTTCTTATAGGCCCATAAGATGTTTCAAGTGTTTTAAAATTGGCTAACGCTAAATTAAATTCATTTAATCTATTTGAGTTGCTTTCTTGATTAAAAACCCCACTATAAGTTACATCTCCAAATCTATTAGACTCTTTATATTCTTCTTCAGATACAGCCGTTACTTTGTCACCTAAGCTTAGTGTTGGTTTTATTAATGCATCTAAAACGGTATTACTTTCAACACCATTTCCAAAAACGAAACAATTAAAAAATGTTAAATCTACAATAGCAGGCTGTGAAATAGTTTGGTTTTGGTCATCACTTGATAATCCTGACAAATGAAATCCATTTACTATATCAAATGTTTGCTCGTTTTCATAATACAACTCGTTATCTGAATCTAATGGCTCTGTTTCAAATACCATTAATGATGTGGCTCTTTGAATTTCAAGCTCAATCCTTCCGTAAGAATTTCTTTTGTCAGGTGAACTACAATTAGGTGTACCATTTCGCATACCTATTTCCTGTCTACCATCTGAATATGATGTAAAAAATATTGTATTTGTGCCAGCTATTGCAGGAGGTACTGCTCCGTTTGTAAATAACGCCTCATTAAAAATAGTTGAATTAATAGTACCATCAGAACCTGTTGTTATACCATTTGTTAAATCAATATTATCTCCTAGAATAAAGTCATACAAGCTATCGTAATCATCTCCTGATGTAAACCTTTTATCATAAGCATATTCACGACCACCACATTTACTTCCTCTACTTCTCCTGTTTGCACGAATATTAATTCTAACAAGACTTCCTGCAGGTATAGTAAAAGGAATAAATACGTCAGTAGACCCTGTAGTATCTGGATTGTCAATATAAGTTGACACAAGTGTAGTACAGTACCCCCCTTTACATCCATCTGAATTTTCAATAAATGCATTTTCAGGATAATCTGCTGAAAACCCATTTGGTTTTAGTTGCATATATGCACCTGCTAATTGTCCGCAAGGAGGACTACCTGCTATAGGATCTCCATTTGCATCTTTATCGCAAAGAAAATCATCTGCTTCTACTCCAAATCCTAATACTTTTGTTTTGGCACAATTTGAAACTGCACCATTGCTATCTGATTTTACATAAAGTACTTCATTATCTTTTACTTTATCTCTATTGTCTCCTTCAAGTTTAAAAAAAACAATTCCTGTTTCTTCTTCTTGAAAGAAAATATTGGAATAAATAGTCCTATAAAGTCCTTTAGACTCTTTTATAACAAATTTATATTTAGTAGCCCAATAAGGAGGGTAATTATTTAACTCAACTCTAATGCTATTTTTTGTAACTGATTTGCTACAAGGAATATATACTGTGTTATTAGTATCAACTAATGCAGTAGTACTTCTTCCATAGTCATCCATATAAACAATTCCTATCTCATAATCTCTATTGCTATGCAATGATTTTTTTGAACCATCTTTTGAATATAATCCTGATGCATCAGTAGCAGATAAATACTCATAAGCAATTGTTCCTGTTGGAGTTGCAGGATTGGTTGTTTGGTCATATTTTTCAAATTTTATAGCTGGTAATACAAAAGAAATATTATTACTACCTTGTGCCGCTTCAATTAAAATACCCTGTGGTGTACCGGTTAAACCAAAACCTATTTGTTCCCATTCATTTTTAGAAGTAATTCCACAGTTAAAAACATCTGTTTGACTTGTTCCAGAAGTACATCCTGTTGTACAACCTGAAACAACTGTTGAAAAACATTCTGAATTACTAATTGAAACGAAATCACTTACCGCAGCTACAAATTCTGTGCTAACAGCTAAGTCATAAACACTTGAGTAGTTTTTTTGTAAATTAAACAAAAAAGTTCTATCAAAACTGTTTTCAGGCTGTGTGCCATCATTATATTCTACTGCACCTCTATAAGATACACTTTCATATTCAAAAACAACCCCTATCTGTGAACCTTCAATTAAATCTAAACCACCGAAATTAATTGTTATTTTTGCATTTTGCACATTCTGAACAGCTCCCCCTTGTATTGTATAATCAAAAGAATGCCTTGTACCTTGTATTTCACTTCCAGAAAGACTTTCTTCTACTAATGAAAGGTTGTAATCTAAGTAAATATCTTTACCTGTTGAACTTTTAACGTCATACCCATCAATGTAGTTTCCGTACATTAACCTATTACCCATTATTGTTTGAGCCTGTGCTTTTTTAGGAACATTATCAAATAATCTTAATAACTGAGCTTCAGGTAGTGTTGTAAATATTTTTTTATTTGTAAAAGTTAATGTTTCTGAAACGTTATCTAACCAACCTTCGTTTACTTTATTAAATCTCTCTATAACATTTACTGTTTGACTTGTACTAAATTTAAAAACAACATCAAGATCTTTTACATTTTTACCTCCTGTGTTAAAGGTTATATCTGTAGTATTAAATTGATTAAGCATTGCTTTATTATCATAAGTTTGATAATTCAACTGAAAAGGCCCTGGGGTAAAGGCTACTTGACTAAATGGAGATAAAGCAGAATACTCTCCGTCTTCATATTGCCATCTATATGCAAAGCTTAAAAAAAGCTCTTCCATGTAGTTTTCTCCACCACCTAATTGGTAGCTGTCTAAATTAGGTGCGTTTAATGGAGGTGCTACAATTACACCAACATCTTGTTCCGTTAATTGATCAACTGTTGTTAAGCTATTTGGTTCAGGATAATTTCTATTAATATTTATTTTTCTAGGAGGATTTAAGTTATCCGTAAAGAACAAAAGGTCTCCAATTAAATTAACACCATTTACTAAATAATTTTTGTCAAAATTTAATAAAGAGGTAGATATAACATGATAAAATAAAACAAATGTTCTTGTGTTGTAAGAAACTATTAAGTCTACTTTCCCTGTTGAAGAGTTTGTATTTGCAGAATCATTAACAAACCAATATATAGTTTCATTAGCTCCGTCTTCAAACGCTCCGATACATCTAGCAGATGAACTTAAATCAGCTCCTTTAAACTGTAGTTCTACTAAAAGCTCATTACCCTTAGAGTTCTCTACAGCCCCTATTTCTGTTCCTTCTGTAGAACCTAGTCTTATGTTTAAAGCATCTATATATTCACCTTGAGGAACTAGTCGTTCATCAATGCTTTTATTCATTCTACCTACAACAAAGTTTTTTTGAATTTTAGCCATGTTATTTTATCCACTTGTTTTGCCCCCTTAGATTCATTAATAATCTTCCTGGGTGTATATTGCTCAATCTTAATTTTGCGTTCCTTAAAAGGGCTGATTTCTCTTTTCTGGCTCTATTGATAATGTACTCCTGTATTCCAAATTTACTTTGTAGTATTACAAACTTCATGTAAGAATAAATAAACTCTTCAAATAATTTGTTTACACTAATTTCTGAGTCATCACCATTTTCCATTCCATCTGAAACATACTCTAAAACACAAAGCTCTCCTGCCATATCGGAACTAAAGTTTATTACTCCTGATTTTTTATTTATTTTAAAAGTAGGATTTGCATTTGCTGTTTCTGTATTTAAACCATATCTAGCTCCAACAGGATATTCAAAATACCATACTCCATTATAAAAAAAACCTTCCTGGCCATTGTATTGGCTTTGTTGATTTAAATATATGCTTTTACCACCACCTGTAATTCTTTCTAAATCTAAAGTTGATGTAGATGGTTTTAGTATTTTTCCATCTTGGTCAAACAATATTCTACAATTATTATCTTGTAAATAAGCATCACTCCAATTTGTTTGAATATTTTCAGTAAGAGGAAGTAACGTTCCGTTTTTATATAAAGAAATTCTAACCCAATTAACATAATCATGAGGCAAAACATATCTTAAAGTATCACAAACCTCTAACTCTAAAACTTTAACTTCTTTCATTGAATCGTAATTCAATTCCTGAATAGCTCTTTTAGCGTGAAATAAAATATTATACCTTTCAACGTTATTTATTAATTTATCATTACCTACATACATTAATCTAAAATTGTTAACAATGTCGTTTAATGAAACATATTGATAAGAACCCCAATTTTCATCTTGAGAATTAGGATTTCCTGTGTTTTCGTAATATTGATATTCTGTTATATATGCCATAATCTATCCTTCTTGTTCAGTTGCTTCTTTTTCTTCTGTTTTTCCAAATTGAACTAATGCAGCTTCTCTTATAGACATACCTGCATACTGTAGTATTTTATTTACAATATTTGGTTCATCTGATAATGGTAATTCAAAATCTTGATAATCTACTGATGTTTCGTCAAAACTTGGGTCACCTCCTGTAATAATATTAAAGTATGTCCAGTTAGGATCTTTAGGGTATCTAATGTATTGAGAAACAAGAGTTCCTGGTGTAGTTATAGTTTCAGGATAAACCGTAATACTATTTCCTAAGTCTACATTATTTGCACCTCCCAAAACATAAGCTGGGAAAAAAAGCCCTGGTTTTGTTAGTGGAGAAGAATTTAAATAAAATATTTTATTTTGAGATACTCTTTCAACTTCCGTAATTCCTTGTGTATTTACAATGGTGTAAGAGCTGCCAAGAAAACCACCATTAAAAAAATTATTGCTTGATATTGTTAATTGAGTATTACTATCTACACTTACTACAAAACAACTTCCTCCAGAATAAGTACTACCACCTGTAGTGTTTGTTATTAACATCCCTGGTTTTACAGCAATTGAACCACCTACTAATCCTAAAAAATTTCCCGATGAGTCTATTAAAGTTGTTCCTATAGAACCAAGAGTTATTGTGCCTGTTGCTATAAGGTTTGGGTAATAATTAATTTTATTAATCAAATAGTAATCTTCAGGTAAATCAAATAAATTTATACCTGTGTTTATTAATCCTTTTGTAGATGAAAAACTATCTATTACTTCAACTATTCCTTTTACTAAATCAGCATATCCTTCTCCTGAAACTCTAGCGTTTTGTTTTACAATTTGTGAATTATATTGATAAAAATAATCTTCAAAAATATCTAATTGCGCTTGCTTTGCATATAAATTAAAATCATTGGGAGTTATATATCCAAAGTTGTTTTTATTTGCAATAGAAAGAACAGTTGCTCTTACTGTATTTATTAAACTCATACTAATTAATCTTTTAACAAAGATACAAAAAAAGAGGCTTCATTTTTTGTGAAGCCCCTTTCAGGATAAATCTTGTTTTTTTTATTGGTTATAGCTTGTCGTCCAATATTCTTAATACTTCTATTCCTTCGTCACTTTGAAGAAATGAAGCTAAAATAAATAAAGGATCTTCACCATAAGGAACTGTAAGTAATTTCTTTTTGTTACCTTTTAAATTATAGTAAACATCTTTTTTGTTTTTTAATACCAATAAACTTTCTGCAAAAAATTTAGCGCATTTATTCTGAAGAGTTAATAAAGGGTCATTAATAGACTCTAAAAAATCCTCCGGATATCTTTGAGCAAACAATCTAACATCACGTTTTAATTCAGCTGATGTCATTCTTTCTACTCTTGCACCTATTACAACTCTAGCTATTGTTTCTAACATCTCAATGTCTAAGTCTTTTGCTGCCATCATAGCCTCTAAAACTAAATCCATACTGTCAACATCAATAGCTGCGTCTCTTTCCTTGTCAACTTCAACAAATATGTTTCCGTTCCCTGGATGATAGGCTAAAAATTCTTGTAAAATTTGGTTTTGTTTTGGAACTTGTAAGAACCCATCTTCAAAAATAATTGGTTCTAAAATAACATTACCATCTTGCTCTTCTTCAAAAATACTTTTTTGATTTTTAGCATAACGTAAAGACCTGTTTTGTCCAGTCTCTTCGTCAAAAAATAATAATGAACTTCTTTTAGTATTCCTTGATGGAATTGTAAAACTCAATGGAGCTTTGTCTCTGGTAAGTTTGTAGCTTTTATTCACAAAAGCTTCTTTCTTTTTTTTCATTTGATTTTGATTTAAATTTAATAAAAAAAAGGGGTAAGGTTAATTACCCCTTTATTGTAATTATCTATATCTTATTTAAAGATAAAGAAGTTGTTAGCACCTAAAGTACATAACGCTCTTTCAGATAAGAAGTTTACTTCCATAGCATCTAAGCTAGAAGTAGAAGCTCCACCTGCTGAACCTGTAATCCATGTTTTGTAACGTCTGTCTTCAGTTTCTGAAGCTCTATAACGAACATGTAAGAATGGTCTTTTAGCATTTTTACCTAAAACTTGGTCATATACTGTAGTAGAACCTGCAGGTACAAGAATACCATTAATTGCTCCACCTACTAAACCTCCACGCATTGTAGGATCATTTAAATATTTCCAGTCTGTTTTGTAAAAGTCATAACCTCTACGGAATCCTGAGAATCCTAAGTTAAGTGCCATTTCTTCATCATTGTCAAAAAGACCATATGATGTACCACCTGCTCCATAAGAGTTTTGTGCTGCTAACATATCGTCAATGTCAAATCCAAACTCTCTGTTTAAGAAAATAACATTTTCTTCAATAGAACCTTGTTTGTCTAATCTTTGAATAATAGCATCAAAATCTGCAAGAGTTGTTGGGTTACCACCACTCCATACATTTCCTCTTTCTTCAACTACATAGAAAAGTCCTTCTGAACCTTTGTTACCAACACCTGATGCAACTCCTTCTACAATCGCTGCTGCTCCTGACGCTGCTTCTGCAGGTACTGCTTCAACCATAGCTGTCTCTAGATAGTCTTCAAAACGAAGTCTAGTTTCATGCTCTGATTTCATATACCATAAGAATCCTGTTGCACCATTTTCAGTAGTTACTTCAATCCATCCAATTTGAGCCATATCAGAACCAGATACTGCGTAACGGTCTTTTATGATAATTGGAGAGTTAGAGAAAATCTGATCATCAGCTTCAAGTTGCCCTTGCATTCCAACAGATCCTTTTTGGAACTCTGAACCATAAATAAATAAAGAACATACTACTGCTGCTGCAACTGCTTGTCCACCTGCTTCATAATAAGCTACATCAATTGTTCCTGCTGCTGTATCAACTGCAGTTACAATAGCTTTATTGCTTAGTACTGAATTTGCTGTACTATCAGACAACATAATTGTTTGACCAACACGAACCGCAATAGAACCAGCTCCTGGTACTAAAGCATCTCCAATTGTTAGTGTTGCTGTATCTGCTGCTGCTGCTGCTGCTGAAGTTACATTTGTATACTTCGTGTGTAATCTACCTTGTTCTGCCCATTTAATTAAATCTGAGTTAGAAGGCATTTCAGCGCCTACCATTCTTAAGAATGATGCTACTGTTCTGTTTCCATAACGTTCAAATTCCTTCTCATAAGTATCTGGAAGATACTGATTTAAGAAATCAAAGTTAGTAATGTAATTTGTCTGTAATAAGACTTGTTCTGAGCTTGGCTGTAAGTCAAACCCTGGTACTGCATCTACTGCCATAATTTTTGTTTTTAAATTTTAAACTTTTATTTTTTACTTCTAATTTTTAATCCTCTACCGCTTGTATCTGAAATTTGTCTAGCTTTAAAGCCACCTTCTCCAATCACTTGGGGAGTTTTTCTCATTGACATGTTAACGTTTTTACTTTTTTTGCTAACGTCACCAATTGCATCTGACTTCCCTTGTTCGTAAAAATAATTAGCAAATCGTTGAGGATCCATTGCAGCACTTAATGCTGTATGCCATCCTTTTGCGTCTTTAATTAAACCATCATCACCAACATATTTGCCAATAAAATTGTTTAAATCGCTTTGCTTAGACCTCATTTCAGCAGCATCACCATAAGAATAATTTACATTTTTATCTCCTACATTGAACTCAAAACCTTTGAACTCAGAATTAAAAATTTCATTTGTTTGTTTTTGAAAAAACTCACCTTTTCTTTTAGCAACTTCTTCAGCTGACTTTGAATTTTCTATATAACTCTTATAAGCCTGCATGTCTTTAAGTTGTTCTTCAGAAAGAGAATTCCCACTTGACTCAAGAGGAACCCTGTATTTTTCTTTAAACTCATTAAGATATGTTTTCGCTTTTGAAAGTTCTCTTTTTTTAGCAATATTCTTTTTCTTTATATCGTTTTCATCATCTAAATCTTCGTCATATGAAAACTTTTCATCTATTAAATAATGAATATCTTCACTATCTAAATCTGATTCTGTTAAAGAATAGTACTCTGCTAATACTTGATCTTCACTTAATTCATCGTAATTTTTATTTACTTTTACGAAATCTTCAAATCCTCGACCTGTATTTTTTTTATAATCTAAATACTTAGAAACATCTTCAGGTAAATCTTTTGTTTGCTCTCTTTCAACAAACAGATCATCTACAGAAGATATATCTTTATTATATCTACTTTTAATATATGAAAGAACATCTTCGTCTTTTAACCCTACTTCTTCATTTATGGGTTCTTCAACTACTTCATTTACACTTGTATTTTCAACAGGAGTATTTTCTACCTCTGTTAATTCTTCATCATGTTTTTTTAATAGTTTTTCTTCTACTTCCTGAACAGACTTTTCTGCTATAGGATTTACTTCTTTTACTTTAAATTCCATTTGATTTGATTTTTTACAAAGTTACTATATAATTATAATTGATTTTTAAGGCTATCTTGGCTCAAACTCTGCTAAATCAAAACCATCTAAGCTATCTTCATTAGATTCAAAACTTACTGATGGTAAGTTGTTTTTTCTTTGTTCTATTAATTTAGATTGTTCTGTATTGGCTTGAGATATTCTGTCAGCTTTAGCACTTTCCCTTTCACCCTCTCTTTTCTGTAAACCTTCTTGTTGCATTTTAGCCAAATCAACATCTACTCCTTTTAATTTCATTTGTAATGAAAATTCAAGATTCATTAACTCAGCTTTAATCGCAGCCTCACCTTGCATTTTTTTAACAGAAAAACTCATCTTAGCTTCTTCTAATTGAATTAAAGCTTGTTGTTCCATTTGGAATTGCTGCATCTTAGCTTGTGCTGCCATCTGCTGTGACTGCTGATTTATCTGAGCTTGCTGTTGAGCAGCAGCTGCTTTTTCTTCTTGCTCCCTATCTTGTTTAGCTATTCTTTTTAATTTTAATATTTGATTAGCTAATTTTAAGTTTCTTATTTCTCTAATATCTATTGCATCTTCTAAATTTATAGAATCTCTTTGTAAAGCCATTTGAATGTTTTGTTCTAACATTTTTCTTTCCTCTTCATCTGGCTCAATTTCTATAAATATTCCAAAGTCACTTAAATATAACTTGCTTATTTCTTCTAAAATACCTACATTAAACTTTCCTATTTGATTTACAAACTCTTCCTTA